GAGACCTTAAGTCTGAAGATGTTAAAGAATATATCAGATACATAGCAGATAGACGATTAATTGGTCTTGGCATGAAAGGTATCTTTAAACGTAAGAAGAACCCATTGCCTTGGGTTGAGGAAATGATTAACGCCCCAATTCATGGGAATTTCTTTGAAAATCGTGTAACAGATTATGCCAAAGGAGCGACATCGGGATCATGGAACGACGTTTGGGGCAAAGCCGCATAACTAAAACAAGAGGAGATATATGGCTACCCGATTATTCGAGTGCTCAGAATGTGGAGCATACGGAAAGATAACTTTAAAAGGCAATGATCACGAAACTGATGCTATAGTATATTGTCCGGTGTGTTCGGCCGACATATCTGAAGTAGATGATTACGATGATGACCCTGAAGAATCATGAGCTCGCACGTGTCGCGTACTCGCAAGCTTAAGGATTTAGTAGTTAGGTTCATGATGATTAAAAAGCTTATGGAGTTACTTAAATAAATAATCCATTACCGTGAGGAGTGGATTATGTGGTTGTACAATAGAAGTGAATTTACAGAGGATCAGATAGACAAGAACATTGGCTTTGTCTATTTGATCACAAACAAAGTAACCAATAGAAAGTATATTGGAAAGAAGTTGTTCTTCTTCTCAAAGACTCGTACAGTTAAGGGAAAGAAGAAAAAAGAAAAAGCTTTATCGGATTGGATGGAGTATTGGTCGTCTTCAGAAGAATTGAAAGGCGACGTTGCCGCTCTCGGGTCAGAGAACTTCACTCGAGAGATCCTATATTTGTGTAAGAACAAGGGTACGATGTCTTACCTTGAAGCAAAGGAGCAATTCAAGCAAGAAGTTCTAGAGCATCCGGATAAGTGGTACAATGGAATTATCCAGTGCAAAATACACAGGACACACGTAAAGATATGACATATCTACTTTTAGTGACCGCTATAGGTCTATCAGCAATCGCAGCATATTATTCCATCATGGGATTGATTGCGATCTTTGCCGCAGCTGCAATGCCCATTGCAATTATGGGTGGAATACTCGAAGCTGCAAAACTAGTTGTTGCCTCATGGCTCTATCGCAACTGGAAAGAAACTCCCGTACTCATTAAGTCGTACTTCGTTACGGCCGTAGGAGTACTCATGCTTCTTACAAGCATGGGTATATTTGGATTCTTGTCAAAAGCACATATGGACCAGAATCTTGTTAGTGGTGACGTCACGGCTAAACTGTCGATCATCGAAGAAAAAATTAAAATAGAAAAGGAGACCATCGATGCAGCTCGTAAAACGATTGCTCAATTGGATTCACAAGTTAATGAAACCCTCTCAAGAAGTACAAGTGAAGATGGAGCAGCGCGTTCCGCCCGTCTTAGAAGAAGTCAAGCCTCAGAGCGAACCCAAGCGCAAAAAGCGATACTATCCTCCCAAGAAAACATTAACAAACTCAACACCGAAAAAGCCCCAATCGCAGCCGAGGTCAGAAAAGTCGAAGCCGAAGTTGGACCAATCAAATACATCGCAGCGCTCATCTACGACGAAGCCACCGGTCAAGAGACCCTCGAAAAAGCCGTCAGGTGGGTAATCCTTCTTATAGTTTTTGTGTTCGATCCTCTTGCTGTTCTAATGTTTATTGCTGTTAACCAAGACATAAAGCGTAGACAACAAGCACCAGTGACGGCATTCCCTTCAGCTGTTAACGATCAGATTACTGATGCTGTAACTCAAGCACCAAGTAAATCATTCTTTGAAATGCCTACGTTCTCTATGCCGGAAATAAAAATGCCGACATTCTCAATGCCAAAGCGTGAAGAGAAAGAAGAACCTAAGGAAGAAAAGAAAAGCTTTACATACTCTACTATCAATGCTATAAAGCAGAGTGTAAAGAAAAAGGACCCCAACCGTGAGTTGGAGTCCGAAAGAAAGTTAGAGCCAGTTGTTGGTGAACCCGAAGAGGGCGATAACGAAAAACTAATAAAGGCTGCTAAGGAAATAGTAGTTAAACAATAAGCAAAATACCTTGGAGCATTAGAGTTAAACCTAGTGCTCCAACTCCCCAAGATGCCCAGTACATGCGCATATCAACCGCGATGATTGCAGCTGAAAGCAAAACAATCGCAAGCTGAAATAACATCCCCGAGAACGTCAACCAAGGACTATGCATACGAGCTTCGTCTCTTGCAGCCTCGAGTGATCTAGCTTTTTCAAGCAATTCTTTCTTACCTTCACCACTGCTTGGTTCAGATTCATAGCGATCAATCTTAGCTTTAAGATTATCAACTCGCTTTTCATCTCCACGTTGTTCAGCGTCTACGAGTTGTCCTTCAGCAATAGATTGCTTAATTGATTTTGATTGATAGAACCCATAAGTGTTAGATGCTTTAAGTAGATTAGTCATTGCAGCACTACTAAAGCTATTTGAAAAATATGTATTGACTGCTAAGAACAACGCCATAATGACGATGACTAAACCAGCCTTATCCTTTATTGCAGCTTCTCTTTCAGATCGAGTAGGTGCTTTCTTTACTTCTTCTGTCATGCAGTTTCTCCTAAAATTGCAAAGGGTAAGTAATACATCTGAAGGAACAGATGCACGTAATAATCATACATGTATAACGACAAATCAAAAGGTGTTATTGGCATTCCGCCCATATTGTGTTTGTCCATTTCTTATAAACCCATGATCCTTTCGGTACAACGCAGTTTCCAAGTTCAGGATATCTTTCTATCCTACCGTTTATTATAAGCATAAAGATAAACATAACAATAAAGATACCTGATAGTACTGCAATACCACCAAAGAATTTGTATTGTAATTCTTTCTTTTGTCTTTCTCTTCTTTTTCTTTGTGCAGCTTCTCGTTGCATTTGACTAGCAACCACAGCCTTTTGTTCTTTACCAATGAGTTTCATCATGTCTTCTACTTCAGTGTAGAGAGAACCGAGTTCAGGTGGGCATTGGTACACCATAAGTTCACGAAGTTCTTTAGTCATTTGTTCTAGTTGCTTACGCATAAGAACACGTTGTAAAGCACGCTTACCTAGACTATCTTCGCCATGATAGACTTCGGTTTTTGAACGCTTTTCCTCTTCTTCAAATACTGCAAGACATTTATAGTAGTTGTCATAATAAGTTCCAAGATGATTACCAATCTCTTGATAAATGTTGTGAGTTTCCCCATTACGCTTGTTGAGTTCAATGACCCTGTTCTTTTCGCGTATGTATTGATTCTTTGCTTCAACTGATGCAGGTCTATCGGGTGGATGGGCTTTATGGAACTGATCGTCAAGATCTTTTAGAACTGCCTTGACATCTCCAGCTGCTCCTTTGATGTCTTTGTACAAGGCGCATCCAGCCTTTACGGCCGATACGGCGCCGTTAGCAAGGGCGAAAAGGGTTAATGGATCCATGCTCTCTTTAGACATGGTGCATCAAGTCAGGATCTAGTATAGAATATCTAATTGCACCGCTTTTTAGATATATTTATCAAATTCAAATTAGATTTTACATTAAGCTCCGCAACGTACATGCTTACAATGATCTATAAATTCAAATAGTCCCCAGAACACGCCAACTGTTATAATAAGTAAAAATGTTACACCAAGGACTATCTCAGTAAGCTCTTCGTTTCTTTTTCTTTGTCGTGCAATCTCTTCTTTTTCTTTTCTTGCATTATGCGCAGATTCTATATCCATAGCTTGAGCACGAGCCTTGATCTTATTCCATACGTCAATTTTACCAGCTTGCATGAATAATAGCTGTAGTTCTTTTTCAAATTGGACGGCTTGATCTAAAGCCATCTCTATTTGTATTGCTGCGCCCATGTTAGATTTTTTGCCACTATTCTTTGCTTCAATTACAGCTTTAGTCGCTGTGCTTTTTGCATCGAAGTACTTTCCAAGAACTGGGCCCAAAGATGAAATGTCATCTACTGTCTTAGATACTTTTTTAATTAGCGCTACCGCAGTCTGAATTCCTGCTAGAGCTGTGATAGGATCTACCATACTATTCCTTTTTACATATTTCTTTATACAGTCTTTTAGAGCAGTCTTTCTTTTTCCATTCTATACATACAGCACGTTTGAAAGTATCGTCACTACTCCACCTCCATCGTATACACGTCCACGCTTCGTCTTGTTTACTTTGAGCTAATGCATTAAACGTGATGCATAAAAATACCATACATTTTGCGATAAACATAAGTTCTCCCTAGCGTTGGCCAATTAGATATTTATCAAATTGAAATCAAATTAGATTTTACATTAATTCGTATTTGTGTTAATATACTATTATGAACAAATACATTATGCTACCGGTGATAGCCTTATCCCTAGTTGGTTGCGCTTCGTCTCAACCCGTGATCAAGGCGCCTCCTCAAACATTCAACGCCATACGACCTATTCAGGTTGATTGTGAATTCGGCCTTGCAATGGCTAGTCAGTTGGAGTACATCATTGCTTCACCTGGAGAGGAAAATACTTTCTGGGATCCTACATTCAATCAGATACATGGAACGTCAACTCGTGAGCAGAGGAAATCATCTGCAAAATATGTACTATGGAGTATCAGAACAAAATGTCAAGGTTACTAATCTTACTTTTGGCGTTCTCGTCGACCGCCTACGCCCAATGCTACACTCGATCTTCTACTCTGAGTGAGTCGAAGCATACCATTGAGAGAGTAACTGATGTTGAACGTAGCATCCTTCCAAAGAAGAATGGCGTAATGTGTAGAGTTACGTTCCGTGCTTATATGGATGGATCTTGGCATACTGTTGAAGGTGAGGCCGAAGGTTCAAGGGATACTAGTTTAGATCAACTGTGCGCTCAAGCTACTGACGTAGGGCGTACTCGTATCATTGAAAAAGTATCAGGTCGTAATCTAAGAAATACACAAGAAATGATTTGTACGGATGAGGAACTACCCTCACTCCAAGCAAAGAACTCAGTACGTATCGGCGAAGTAGTTCGCGATAGTCAGGTTCAACCTCATCCTCTTTATCGGGATGTGTTTCAGTTCCGCGGTGCTCAGTGCCGTTGGTTTGTTGAGTCGATCCCAAGGCCAGGTCAAATTGACATGAGTCAAGGGGTTATTTGTAAATCGCCTGATGAAAAGGCATGGATGGTAGTTGACAAGTGGTGAAAGGATATAATATGAAAAAGCTCGTCATAGCAGTAGCGGTTGCAACTCTTGCAACTGGATGTTCAACTTTTAATAAGACCTCAGCAGTCGCTGAGCCAATCAAGTCTCCGACTCCTGACGTAACAAAGGATCAGACGGTTAATGCATCGGGTAAAGGTATTGCCCCTGTAACAATCGATCTTCCAGCTTGGTACGTAAAAGCTCCGGCTTCTACTGAGGAGTACGTGTGGGTTACTGGAACTGGCGTAAGCAACGATCTTGCTATGAGCCGTACCAAAGCTATGCTTGATGCTCAGATTCAACTTGCTGATAAGTTAAATGGTGTTATTGATGGTATGACTCGTCAGAGAAAATCGTGGCTATCGTACATTCGTTTTAGTACGTTATCCAATGTTGGATACTAATCGATTGTTGAGAGACAAAGAACGCCGTGAAAACAACAAGTCTCAGCGTAACTCTGAGTCCGATATCGACAAGGATATTGATGGTCCAGCTAAAGTTGAAGTAAAGCCTCTTACTCAGAACACAACTGAATTGAAACTTCTACAAGTTGACAATGAAGAATACAAGCGTCGTAGAGATGAAACTCTTCAAAAGTCTAATGCAGTTGTAGGTCAAGTAACGGTGCGATAATATGAAAATTCTAATTGCATTTGCGATTGGTTTTATAGTGGCTACGGTTGGAGTTGGCAACTTCGCTAACTTCCTCGACCGTCAGGCCGATAAAGCTAAAGTCGTCATACATGAGAACGTAAAATGAGCCTTGACGTAGATCTAATGGTAACCAAACCAACTTCGGTTTATAGTGCCAACATTACACATAATCTTGGAAAGATGGCTGCTGACGTAAAGTTATCAAATGGCATGACGCTTTATGATATTCTTTGGCGCCCTGATGAACAAAATAACTTAAAGCTTGCTCAAGATATCTCAGAGTTGCTTGACGAAGGATTCAACATTCTTCTTAGTGATCCCGAGCGATTCAAGAAGTTTGATCCTGAAAACGGATGGGGTAGTTATGACGGACTCGTGAACTTCGTCTATAACTATCGTAATGCGTGTTGGGATAATCCTGACGCCGAGTTGAGCGTAAACAGATAGTTCGAGATGAAACATCTAATAAACTTTCTTGAAGACCTTGAGTTCATCTACGGGGACCTACGTACACCAGATTACGTGGTGATGGTAGTAATGGGCATCGTCGAGCTTGGGTTCGTTCTGGTCATCCTGAAGGCTCTAAAACTGTTACCTTTTTGATACAATTCTAAACTGTTACCTTTTTGATACAGTTTTAGGGGTAAAATAGTGGACTATTTTAGTAAACTATGCGTTTAGCCCTGTACATTAATTAGATATCCTGATAGAATTCTACTATCAAATCAACAAACAGTGGAAGAAAACATGAACTCAGTGAATATCAAGTTTGACAGTGCAGCCCAAAAGTTTAACTGCGACATCAATGGTCAAAAATTCAAGACCACCAAGAAAGACTACATTGAATACATGTACAAGAAAATTACTGGCGAAAAGAAAACATTCGAAATGATTACAAACGCACAAACTCCAAAAGCTGCAGACAAGTTCTGCATCAACACACGCTTCGGTTTCGTTGAGAAGCTTGTGAACATGGTTGCTTCAGGTGTACAACCTTCAGCTGTTATCACAGGTCAAGGTGGCTTGGGTAAAACTTACACAGTGACTAAGACTCTTGAGCAAAACGGCTACAAAGATCTTAGCGACATGGCAGCTTTTGAAGTTGGTGCAAAAATCAATCGTTCAAAAGCATACACCACTGTGAAGGGTTACTCCACAGCAAAGGGTTTGTATCGTACACTGTTCGAAAATAACGGTGGCGTTATCATCTTTGACGATTGCGATGCAATCCTGAAAGACCCAGTTGCTCTGAACGTATTGAAATCTGCTTTGGATTCATACGGCAAGCGTATCATCTCTTGGAATGCAGACTTCCGCGACGAAGACCTGCCACGTAGTTTCAACTTCACTGGTTCGGTTATCTTCATCTCTAACATGGATCAAGATCGTATTGACCAAGCAATTCGCTCACGCTCTATGATGATCGACTTGACTATGGATAACACTCAGAAAATCGAGCGTATGGAATTCATCGCTACCTCTGAAGAGTTTATGCCTGAGTTCTCAGTTGAACAAAAGCAAGATGCAATCGCTTTGATCAAGGATCTTAAAGATACTGCTAAGGAAATCTCCTTGCGTACTCTGATCAGTGTTACTAAGATTCGTGCTACTAACAAAGATTGGAAAGACTTGGCTGAGTATGTTCTCTGCAACTAAGATCAAAACTGCCTACATCCTTGTAGGCATTCCCGGCTCAGGTAAGTCTACTTGGGCCGAGTCGCAAAAGTGGTTCGAAGATTGTGCTTACGTCTCAACAGACTTTCACATTGACTTCTATGCGAAGACCGTAGGTAAGACGTACAACGAAGTCTTTGAGGAACATATGCCTATTGCTATAGACAATATGCTTGATGACTTGTCTGAGGCGAAGTGGCAGGAACTCGACATCATCTGGGATCAGACGTCTACTACGTCGATGAGTCGAGCCAAAAAGATTCATATGCTTCAGGGATACAAAAAGATTGCAGTGGTCTTTAGGATCCCACCAGCTGAGGAACTAGATCGTCGTCTTGCTTCACGTCCTGGGAAGGTAATCCCTCGCAAGGTTGTAGATGATATGATCAAAAACTTTGAAGAACCCACCCTTGACGAGGGATTTGATGACATCTGGTGGGCAGAATGAATGATAATCATTATCATTTGTGTTACGGGAAGTTAACCTGCGGGCCAGTCGAGCCTTAAAAAGCCCAGTTTATGCCCTGATAAATCAACAACTTATGTGATCAAAATACGCCAGAATGCATCAAGACTGGTCGGGAGGGTGGATACCCTCCTTTGT